AAACAAAGATTGCCTGTTACTTCCCTTGCACGATCATGCGGAAAGGTGACGTTTCAAGCCGGTTCATTGATAGAAAATTGCACCCTGACTTTCAAGGAACGAACACCCCGCTTTTCATTTCATGGCCGGACGATCACGTTAAAGGCGGCGGGCTATGGATGGAGTACGAAGGCATATGGCGAGACGACTTGTCAGAGGCCGCGAAACAAAAGGCGCTGAATAAGTTCTACATGGAACACCGAGCGGCAATGGACGCGGGGGCTAAAGTGTCATGGGAACACCGTATCAGGGCTGGGGAAAAGTCAGCCATTCAAACCGGTATGCACCTGTTTTTTGAAAACGGCGAAAACTTCTTCGCAGAGTTTCAGGGCGAGCCGGTTGTGCATGGCGTTGACGTTTACAGCCTATCGCCCGACGTTGTGGCAAAGCGCGTGTCAGACCGAAAGCCCTACGAAAAACCGGAATGGGCCGAGCTGGTTATCGCTGGCACGGATATCAACCCGTCATATGCGCTAAGCTCCGTTGTGACCGCTTTCCGTGCAGACCGGACGGCGGCAGTTATGTGGTATGGAAAGTACACCGATCCGCCGTTGCCGACAAAGAAGGAAATGAGCGAGACGCAAAAGGAACAGATCATTTACGGGGCGTTATGGCGGCACGGCGAACAGTTGTTGCAACATCCTAACCGGGCGCATCGTTGGGTTATCGACGGCGGCGGGGCACAGTCTGGAGTTGTGAAGAAGTTCCTAACCGAGTGGAATAAGGCGCACCCCGAAATGCCGGTAACGATTGCCTATGGCCGAAGCGGTAAGACGGCTCGGGTATCGGCACGCAATGAGACGGTAAGGAAACGGGCGTCTGACGGATCATGGATTCTTTGCCGTGACCGCGATCCGCAGTACGGCTGGACAGAGTGGTTGCTATGGAATGCGGACGCATGGCGCGAGATCATGCAACGCGCTTGGACGTGTGAGACGGGAGCACCGGGAGGGGCAACGCTTCCGGTAGGGCATAACCGGGAGTATTGCGAGCACATTTGCCGTGAGAAGCTTAAGGGGAAGATCGAGCTTAACGGGCGCATGATCTATGACTTTGAAAAGTCCCCAGGCATGAACGACTTTGCCGACGCGACGAACATGTGTTATGTCATGGCGGACGTTTGCGGATTGGGTAGCGGATTGGGGAACACTAGGGTTAAACAAAAAAGGAGTATACGGCATGTCCAAATCTAGCACGGCGACTATCAACGAGCAGAACGCGCAACGGGTCAAGCGCAAGTACACGCGGAAGGCTAAACCGGAGGCCGTTGTGCCTTTTGTTGTGCCGGTCAAACAGAAGCGGCAGTACATCATTAACGTGATTGTTCCCGACCATGGGTTAAGGTGTCCACACTGCGGACACAAGTACGACCATGAGAAGCGAAACAAGTATCCGAACGGGCGTCAGCGGTATTTGTGCGGAAAATGTCACCTTCCGTTCCTTGGAAAACGTGAAGAATAAAATGTAATCCGTTTGCAATCTCCACCTGTAGCGGTATTTACAAAACGCAAACCATCGTTTAACGTAATACCGAAACAAGGGAAGTTCGCGACGGCGGATTTTTCGGCGGCTGTAAGGAGCCTTACCTCCTTTAGCCGCCTTTTTGTTTTTAGCAAGGGACTTTAAAATGGCCGTTGACCAAGCAAAAGTTGATACCGCAATCGAGGAAATCTTGACAAGCGGGCAAGCTTCAACGCTAGGCGCAATGTCAAAGCAACGCGCCAATCTTACCGCGTTACAGGAAGAAGCGGACAGGCAAGCGGCCAAGGCTGGGCGCGGTGCGCTTGGCGGGCGTCCTACGTTTCGGGCGTTCAACTTTACCGGGATGGGCTACTAATGAGCAAGCACAGACGGCACATACCCAAAAACGCTTCACGGTTTGGCTACAACGCAACCGAGGACAAGGGGCGCCGTCAGGCACCGCAAACCGTTGTCCGGCATGAAAGCGAGATCCTTACCGCCAAAAAGCGCACGCGCTTACAGGCTACGGCGCAAGAGCAAATGCGGAACCACGCGCTTGTCGCTTGGATGGTTCGTAAGCATCTTGACTACGTGTCCAAGTTTCATTTCAGTTTTCGCACAGGCAAAGAGCCAATCGACGGGCTTGTGAACCGGATCTTTAAATGGCATGGAGCACCTGGCAATCTGGATTTCGGCGGGCGGTTCGGGCGCGATGAGCTTTTCCGGCTGTTCGAGCTGGAGAAAGTCCTTTCAGGCGATGCCGGTTTGCTGAAAACCGAGGGGTTGAAGCTTCAAGCAATCGAATCTGACTTGATAGCCAAGGGGACAAACGCTCCGGATAACGTAAACGACAGCGGTTTGATTGTTGACACATACGGGCGTGTAGAGCAATACGCTATATGCCGCCGTGAAATCGGTCAGACTAAGCCCGTGTTCGACCACCTAGAGCCTAAAAAGAACCTCATCTTTGACGCCTATTGGACGCGGCTTTCTTCTCAGTTTCGTGGGGTGTCTCCGCTTTCCGTGGCAATCAACACGGTGCAAGACATTCACGAGTCTTTCGAGTTTAATCAGATCAAAATGAAGATGCACGCTTTGTTCGGCGTGGCGATCACCCGCAAAGATGATTCGATGGAAGGGTCTTTCGGTGGGGCGGCTGGAGCAACCGGCGAAACGGAGGCCGCAACCGCTACCGCTGACGGAACTTCACACGATCTAAACCCGCGTTCAATCAACATGCTTGATTTGAATCCCGGTGAAGACGTGAAGATGATTGAAAGCGGAACACCGTCAAGTGAGTTTGTTGAGGGGTCTTACCTGTTTATTCAGATTGCGATGCTTGCGCTTGACATTCCGGTCACATGCTTTGACTCACGCCGCTCTTCATTCTCGGCACGTATCGCGGATCAAAACGAGTATGAGGTGTCGAGCGATGCCAAGCGCACAAAGAACCGCTATGTTCGGCAAGCATATTCCGATTGGGTGCTTGAAACGATTTGGAATGGCCCCGAAACGCCGTGGCCATTGCGTTCCGTTGCTACCGCGATGGGGATGAGTTTGCGCGACGTTCAAGAAGCGTGCGAATGGGTTTCGAGTGGTAGCCCATGGCTTGACAAGTTCAACCAGATTAAGGGAGATCAACTTGCAATTTCCATGATGATTGACAACAGCATGGACTGCGCACGCCGCAGGGGTCAAAACGTCTTTGACAACATCGACAAGGAAGCGATTGTCCTTGCCTATGCCAAGGAAAAGGGCGTCCCGATGGCGGTTGTTCAAGCCGGAACACGCACGGCTGATGAGATCGAACAAGCCGTGAAAACAGTAATGGAAGCGGCTAAAAAAGAAGAGGTAGACAATGGCCAATGAAAACAGAAACTTTGATTCAATCCCCGCTTCCGCCTGCTGCATGTCCCTCGGAGAGGTTGAAGTTGGGGACAACGGCGATAAAGCCAAAACCGCGCCGGTCAAACTCACGGCAAGAAGCGGGAAAGCTATTCAACATCCTTTCTGGGGTGCCGTTGTCCACGATCTATCCGGTATGCAACTGCATAAGCCGCGCATCCCCATTGACTACGTGCATGACGACGCAGAGGTAATCGGATACCTCAACCGTTTCGACATTTCAAGCGGTGACTTGGTTGTGACGGGTGCGCTTGTTCCGTTCAAGGACAGTGACCGCGCTACCGAGATCATCCATAAATGCAAGGCTGGAGTTCCTTACGAAGCGTCAATCAACTTCGGAGGGGAAGGTATCAAGATTCAAGAGATTCTTGAAGGCGAGGTTGCTCCGGTTAACGGCTTCCAGTTTGAGGGCCCAGGCATCATTATCCGTGAATGGCCGTTGCGCGGTGTTGCGATTTGCCCTTATGGTGCTGATATGAACACGTCAAGCAACGTGTTAAGTGAACAAAACAAAACGTTTTCGGCTGCGGTTGTTTCCGTGCCGAAACCCATAGCGGAGGTGACTAGCATGAGCGAAGCTACCGTTGAAGCCGTGGCAGAGGCAACGAAAACCGAAGCCGAAGCCGAGAAGAAAACAGTTGAGACGCCTGTTGAAACTCCCGTTAAGGTTGCGCCGGTTGAACCCGCCGCTCCCGTTGAAGCGGTTAAGGTTGAGGGCGAGGTAAAAGCGGAACCGCCCGGTGCGGTAACGCCGGAAGTAGCGCAGTTGAGCCGTGAAGAGTTCCTTAAAATCGTGAACGAGTTCGGGGCAGAGATTGCCGCCGCAACCGTGCGCGATAACGGGAACTATCTATCGGCGTTGACGCTTGCTTACTCGCAGTCGAAAGAGCGCATCAAGGCGTTGGAAGCCGATGGCGCGAAACAAGTCAAGACGCAGTTCGGTACTCCCGCGCCCGTCATTGACGCAACCAAAACAGAAAAAGCTTGCTTGTTCAAAACCGGTAAGTAAGGAGGATCATCATGGCCGAAAGTTTTAACACCCTCGCGGGTCTCGTTCAGATGAACGATAAGAACCTCGCTGACCTCGAAATCAGCGACGTTATGGACGGTGCTCCGTTGCTCAAGGTTATCTTCTCGCAGATTGCCAGCAACGGTACTGTTCACAAGTATCTCAAAACCACGACAAACCCTTCCGCCGCGTTTCGTGACGCGCTTGACGGCGTTGTCCATACCGCATCGGCTGAAACGCTTGTCACCGACACGTTGAAGATTTTCGATGCGTCGTTTGACACTGACGTTGCGCTCGCCAAGGGTTATGTCAAGGGTGTTGACGCATGGCTCATGCGTGAACAGGCTAAGAAACTCCGTGCGAAGTTTGCCGCCATTGAAAAGCAGATTTTCTACGGCGTTGCGGCGGACAGCAAAGGGTTTGCCGGTCTTGTCGATAACGCACAGCTTGACGCGTTGGCCGACACGATGGTTATTAACGCTGGCGGGTCTAACGCCGATACGCAGACCTCGTGCTTCCTTCTGCGTCACGGGCGCGACGATGTTGCGCTGATTCTCGGCAACGATGGCTTGATCTCGGTTGAGGAGCCGACGATTATCCAGAAGGCCGGAAGCGCGTCTGGCACTTACCCTGCGTGGTTTGTCGCGGCAACCGGCTACATCGGCTTCCAGATTGGCGGGGCGTACTCTGCGGCCCGTATCGCAAACATCGAGTGCAACGACCTGACCAGCACTTCGGCATTCACCGATGCGCGAATCATGTCCGGCTTTGCCAAGTTCCCGGCCGACCGGAAACCGAACGTGATCGTCATGAACTCCAACGCGCAGTTGCTCCTCTGGAACAGCCGCACGGCGGTTAACGGGACGGGCGCTCCAGCCGCGTTGCCTACTGAATTCATGGGTGTGCCGATTGTGGTTTCGGACCAGATCCTTTCGACCGAAGCCGTTGAGTCCTAAGCCAACCAAGGCGCGGGGACCACAACCCGCGCAATCCTAAAAGGAGAATCACATGCACAAAATCATTGTTGGCCTTGCGTGCGTTTTGGCGGCTTGCATCACGTATTCCGCTCAAGACAGTTCGCTGACTATCAGGATGGTACGCGACCCCGTTCAGCTCAGGGAAAAGCTTAACGCCAACGCCCTCGACGCCCAGACGCGGGTTGCCGTTCTTGAAAACTCCATCGGAACTAACTCCGCAAGCGCGGCGGTAACTGTTGGAGGGCTTACCGTTACCACTCTGGCAACGGCGGGCGCGTTGACCACTACCGGCGCGGTCACGATTGCCGAGGGCAAGCTGACTGATTCAACCGTTGTGTCCGCTGACATCAAAGACGCGACGATTGTTGACGCGGATGTGGCCGCCGCCGCCGCTATCGCGCAGAGTAAGATTGCCGTTTCCCCGCTTGGGGCAACGACGATCACGCTTACGGACGGGGCGTCATGGACTAACTACCTGTACTTCAGCGCACAGGGTACGCTTACAAACGCTGTTGCAATCCCGTAACTCAACATAACCGCCGTGCCTCATCGGGCGGCGGTACTCCACATGAAAGCAGAGTACAAAGCACTATTCAAAGAGTATTTGGCCGGTGACTACGCCGACGCCGCCGTTACCATCGTCAACGGGTCTAACTCTGCTGTGGGGTATGCCGAGTACGACGCTTCAAACGAGATGGGCGACACGTTACGCGCTACGGTTGGCGGGACGGCTCATGTTTTGGCAGATGAGATAGGCGAGTTGTCATATGCCACAGCGGTTAAGGTCGGCACACGTACCGTATTCGTGACAAGCTTTCAGATTGACGCTCTAGGCGTTGAAACTACTTTCCAGTTTACCAGCACACGCCCTATGATCGGGGGTGCAGAATGAACGGCGCAATTGTTAGTTTGAGCACGGTTGGAAACTGGTCTGACAAGATAGAAGTTACGCTTGCAAACGCTTTGAGCGCGGCAACAGAGATTTGCGGATGGTCAGGCTATAAGGCTTGCGAAAAAGCCATTGTGTATATGGCGAAGTCGGCAAGCAAGCTCACAAAGGTTGCTCCGAAGTTGCGTAAGGTTGTTGAGAATCCCTTTTTAATCGGTGCGGACGGTAAGAGAAAACGGCGTGTTGAGTCTGCGGCTAAGTGGGGGTTCTATACTTACAAGTCTAACGGTGAAAAAAGGTTTAACCCGATTTTCGGCACCGAGTATGCCAAGTATTATGTGACTTTCAGAAGCGCAACGACGGGAGAAATGCTTGTCAAAGACATGCGTAGCGGAAAGGTTCACCGGCTTAGAAGCAACACGAAAGGCGGGATTGAAACATCGAAGGCCAGCGCGTCAAGGGATAAGCGGTTAATCATCAAGCGTGTCGGGACGGCGCGTGATTCTTGGATGTGGGGTTTAAAAGGGTTTCACGGAAAAGCTATTCCAAACGTGACAGACGTTAAGCCATTCACGTCTTCCACTCTTTGCGGCGTTGTGCTGACTGACAGAATCCGCTACATGTCAAAAGCAACGCCGTCAAACTTGGTTGACGAAGTTACTAGACGCGCAACCGATTCAATCATGTTTGCCGCCGCATCCGCACTTGAAAAGAAGCTTGGGATCGAAGTGCCAAGACTTGCGGCAAGGCGTGCTAAGTCTGCTACAAAAAGCTTTCAACATGAATTTTCGCAAGCGGCAAGTAGAGGATCAATCTAATGAGTATGAAACAGTATCCATGGGACTTGGAAGAGCGGGCTGAAGACGCTATCGTTGCATATCTCAAAGCTACGGTTGGCCGCGCTACGCTTGTACGTGCCGCCCGCGAGGTCATAGATGCGAAGTTCCCGTTGATTACCGTTGCTACGGGTGACTGCACAAACAATGCCGAGCTTGCAAACTTTAACGGTCTACGCCGGTTTGACGTTGTGGTAATCATCCAAACAGAGGGCGTTAATTATAACGAGGAGCTGGGACAAGCGGAGATATTGGAGACTGCTAGGGAAGCGCACAGAGCCGTTAAAAGTGATGCTATCGGTTCGCTTGCGTCAACAGTTTTGCACGAGGATCTAAACGCCTTGCAACCGCAGGGCATCGTATTTTCGCAGGCGCACTTGACCACGCAGTCGCGTGGAGTAGAAGAAGGATTACTGACAACGCGGCAAACGCTTGACGTTATCGCATGTCCCAAGGAGATTTGATTATGGCAACTACGCTTATCACAATCCAGATTCAGACGACGGTTGACGGTGTATCCATTACCATCCCCGCAAACACGGCTACAATCACGCACGCGGCAGTTGGTCACATCGAAGGTACGTTTGCCACGTCTGACACGGCGGCTGTCATACCGCAAGGAAATGTCACTCCTGAAGTGCTGTACGTTCGCAACATGTCGGCAGTCGCGACGGAGTTTATCGACATCATGAACGACACGGCGGTTTTAACGCGGCTTGATCCGGGAATGCAAGCGGTGTTAGACGTGTCGCAGGTCGGCACGCCCGCGAGCAACCTGAAAGCAAAGGCCAATACTGGCAAGACTCCGGTTTTGCAATACTTCATTGTCGGGGCTTAAAAAAGGAGAAAAGTTATGGCGGCAGAACAATTACCAGTTGCAAACGCTTATACAGTTGGCGGTCAATCGACTGTTGCCAACATGGTAGTCGGTCAAGAGGTTGACGGCTTTGTGGAGGACGGAGAATCTAAACAGTTGGCGAGCGGACAGCACGGTTGCGATATCACCTATTCGCGGCGCAAAACCAAGTCGCTTACTCTGGAGATTACCAGCGGAACGCATACGGGTTACGCGGTTGGCGGTGCGCTGGATGCTTCATTTGCACCGGGCGGCACGGCGGCTTGGGAAATCGCAAGCGTCAACGTCGTTCGCACACGCGGGCCGGTTCAACTCAATCTTGAGCTTGTCAGTTTGACCGAGGATATCACCGCGCCCGCATAAGGAGACAACATCATGGCAACAGAACAATTACCCGCGTCACAATACGTCATTGCCGGTCAACTCACGCTTACCGGATACGTCATTCCGCAGAACGCTTACGGCATCGAAGAAGATTCAGAAGTCAAGTACGATGAGAACGGGCGTTTCAAGTGCAAAATCACCTATTCGCGACGGTCTACTTTGAGCGTGTCAATGGAGGTCACAACCGGAACACCAGCTTATCAGGCGGGAGGTGAAATTGCTTCCGGCGTTTTTGTTGACGGTGCCGGAACCGCGACGGCGTGGAAAATCCGTTCCGCTACTTTGACCAAGACACGCGGACCGCAGATGGTAGAGCTTGACCTTATCGCGCAGGTTGACTTGCTTGCTTAAGGGGGTGCGCTATCAATCATGTTTCGACATGGTTTCAGGCGGCGGTGTTGCCGGACAGATGGAGCGTTGCGGGGGTATCCTGTACCGCTCTTTCCGTTTGGCATGTATTTGCCCTTCATAGCGAGGGAAACCCGTATGTTGCGGGCGGTTCTTGTGACCGTGACGCTGCGGCCGGGCTTCTGTTGTTCGCTTCCCTAAACCACGCGGACGGCAAGCGGTTGTTTTCCGCTCCCCTGTTTCGCGCACGGCAGATGCGCCATATCATGCGGAAACTGAAACGCGCTGAGTGGTCAGACATTGACGCGGCTGTAAACGATTACCTTTCCGCGTGTTCGCGTGTTCCTGGCCACAAGCAAGTAGTTTCTAAGGGTGCCAAGGGTTCACAGTCCCGTCAGTGTGCCGCGCCTATCTGCTGGGCTTTGGTTGACTTCCTAAGCGCGGGCAATCCTGACAAGATAGAATCCGCGTGGAATACTCCGTACACCGTTGCCAAGTGTCTCTTTGACGCAAGGCGCGACGTTTCAGGCGAGGATGATACGCTTGAGACGCTTGAAGAAGAAATCCGTTTTGACGCATACCAGGCCAAGGAGCAAGCATAATGGTAATGGCAAAATTAATGGCGATGCTTGGAATGGACGCGAGCCATTTTAAGGCCGGTATGAAGGGGGCGAAAAAAGAAACGTCCTCGTTCCAAAAAGATATTAAGAACATCGGCGACATAATTAAAAGCGCGTTCACCGTCACGGCGATTGCCGGAATGACAAAATCGCTTGCGTCGTGGGCCGGAAACGCTACAGACGCCGCAGCAAGTTCTGGAGTCCTTATGACGGAAATGCTTGCACTTCAACAAGCTTCTTTGTCGGGAGGTCTTGGTTTAGACGGAATGACAAAAATGCTTATCAAGCTTCAGGAAAGATTGAATGATGCAATCTCGGGAAATGCAGAAGCGATAAAATCATTTGAGGATCTTGGATTAAGCGTATACCGCCTTTCAGGAATGGCTCCGGCGCAAATGTTACTGGGAGTTGCAAAGGCTGCTATGGCCAGCAAGAACCCATTGCGAGCACTTGCTAATTTGTTTGGAGAAAAAATAGGTCCGAAAGCCATGACTGCTATACGTGATATGACCGGTCCAGACGGGCTTGCAAAAATAGGAGAAGAGGCTGTTAGGGCTGCAAATGAAATTGACAAGCTTGGTGATAAATTCGATGTTCTTACCGAAAAGGTTAAAAGATGGGCAGTTCAAAAGATCGGCGTAGCCATTGAATTTTATGAGGATATGGCCGTAAGAAACAAAGCGGAAAGAGAACAGCGCAGAAAAGAAAATGCTAAGAGCGGTGCGGAAAGAGGCTATGCGCAGATGGGGCCGTTCGGAGCTGCTTCAACTGGTGAGTGGAACGTGTTGAACAAAGATGCTGACAAAAGAATCAAAGCGGCGGGAGATGCCGCCGTAGCTGATTTGTACGCAAAACGAAAAGAAGGGGAAAAGCAAAGGGCAAAAGATCAGCAAGACGTTATAGAATCAAACCGCAAAAGGCTTCTGGAAAAAGAGGAAGAGTACAAGACGAAGACGCGCACAAAACAAGCCGAAGACAACGAGAAGAAGAAAAAAGCCGATGATGATCGTAAGAAGGCAAACGACGCGTTCATGAAGAAGTGGGAAGATTACTATCAGAGAGAAGCTGATATTGAAGCGGCGGCAAAGGAACGTGGAGACAGGATCAACGAGCGCAAGTCCGCACTTACAAACCCGTCGATTCAGGCAAATGCTTCACAAATCAACCCTGATTCTATGGCGCGTGTAGGCGGGTTCTTTGGTGGTGAACGTTCTGGTTATGACGTGGCGTCAAAAACTCTCGAAATTCAGCGTGAAATGAAAGAGCTTATAAAAGAGGGGAACAAGAACACGTCCGAGATGTTAGAAGCACTAGAAAGAAACAGAGGGACAATCTAAATGGCTGAAATACTACCATCGACAGCGGCACCTTACAGCACGGTGATTGAGGAAGTCGAGACGCCTAGCGACGGCCTAATCAGAACCGTGACGCACGAAGGCGAGGTCAACGCCATTGACGCCTTGCGCCTTACCTATCGCGCCGAATCAATGCTGTTCACCTCCGGCATAGCTTCATTGGCGTACCGCGCTTCCATCGGTCGGGCATCGTTGACGGTATCCTACGGTCGTACGGCTTCAACCGGCAGTATTGACATGTTCGAGGACAGCGTACAGGAATTGAACGCCGTTGACGTTGTGCGGGATATCAAGTGCGCTCCTTTCTTTGCCGGTCTGACTAATGCGCAAATGTCATACGTTCAGGCCGCATGGGATTCGCGGTTAGGAGATGGACACTTGCTTGGAGATCTATCCAAAAAGCTTTACGGCCATTTAGCGCACGGGCAAGACTCCTACATCGAAACGGCGTATGAGTTCCGGCAAGCGTTTCAGACCACATCAACGCAGAGATTGCAACAGGCGGCAAGTGACCCCAACACGGTTAAGCCGTTGCCCGCTCTTTCGCCTACACTCAAAAATCTCATTGACGCTTTACCAACAGGCGAGTGGTTGAAAAAGCCGGTAACGGTGCAATACGCGGGGCGCAAGGGTTGGACGGTTTCATTAACTTACCAGTGGGCACCTAAGTGGTCGGAGATTTACGGCGGCACGTTCACAGGGCTTGACTCATGATAAGAGGCAACGCACAGATTGACCTACGCGGGAACATAACCCGCCGCATACAGGACGTGCGGACGGGCGCGGGCCGGTTCATGCGTTTCTCGCAACCATGGGATATCACGTTTGCTGGCGCTGTGGCAACGCTTACCGATTGCCTGTACATGCGCGGACCGATTACACGCGAGGTCACAGTTGCCGATTACACCGTGTCAGGCGCGGACGGCTATATCTGGTTATCCGCAAAGATCAACGTGGAAACCGGAACAGCAGAGATCATCGAGGGCGCAAGCTTGGCACTCGCTACCGATGCCGTCATTCCGGCAGACCTTGGCTTTATCAAAGTGCCGCTTTACAAAATCAGCAAGGTGACGGTTGCAACGGTTGTTTACCTGTCCGTTGTTGCAGACTATCGAAACGCAATGAACCTAACACTGTACGTGTAACCATGGCAAACTGGAGAACAATAGGCGCGGGAATTGTAGTAAGTGCGGGCGTTGTTATAACCGGAACGCTCACTTACCGCTATGTGTCGGGAGAGAATTTAGCGGCTTTGTGCGGTGCGGCTAATGAACGCCATTGGGCATACGCTACAGACGACCCGTACAACCCCGTAACGGCTTCAACCCCCGTCTCAACCGTATCCGTGTTCATGGTCAAAGCGACATTGCAAGACGCTGTTACATCGGCACGCACGCATGTTGCCGGAAAGCAGTCTGACCGTATCTATTGGCTTGACCCGTCTATTGACCTTCCTGCGGACGGTACGGAGATTGCGCGGGCCGCTCCTTTCTGGACCGCTTATGACACGCTTACAAACCAGAACGGCGGTATGCGTACAATCTACCGTTACTTTCAGACAGGCCCGTATACTAATACTGGATACGGCGCGAAAACCAAGTTGATTACACTCGATACCCGTTCAGAATCTTCACAAGCTTTTTCCCTTCGCACGGTTACGGAAGCGGTCAACCTCACTGCGGCAAACGAGCTGTGTAAAATTTACTATCCTTCAAGCGGTGAACATGGCGACTATGTTAGGCAATGGGCGTCAACGGAAACGACTATTACAGCGGCCTTGGAAATTGGTGGATGAGCAGTCTTTCGGATGCGACCTCACTTGCCACAAACCTTTATGTTTTCACACCGGAGGAAACTTT